GACTGACGAAGACCTGACACCTTTTAACGAAGCGATAGGTGGGTAGTGGTGATTACGATTGACGGCGTAGAGTACAACCCAGAAGATTTGAGCGATGAAATCAAGTACATGGTGGCTCAGGTCAAAGACATTGACGAGAAGCTCGGACACTTACGCTTTCAAGTCGATCAATTAAGCGCGGCTAAAACCGCATTTTCAGACGCTATTGTAAAAGGTGTTACCGATGTTTCAGAAAGCACTGAAGAGTAAAACCGTCCAGTACGGCATCGCAATCGCGGTGCTATCTGTCCTACAGGGGTTCGTGGGATTCATACCCAGCCCGTGGGTGCAAGCTATCATTGGCTGTAGTATTGCGTCAGGGATTGTTATACTCAGATTCATTACCACACAACCCCTTTCGGAGAAGTGATGAGATGGCTCTTGACTGGAACAAACTAATCTCTGTAGAAGTGCTTTCAACAAGCGCGATTCTAATTTTTTCAGTCGGTGTTGCCTATACAACTCTAGCAGATGGGCAAGAACAAGCAGACGCACAGATCGCCCAACTGCAAGCCAAACAAGAGCAGATGCAAGACTCGATAGCTGATATCCAAAGGGACACTGCGGTTCTCAATGCGGATCAAAAACACATACTTAAGATGGTCGAAGAGCAGAGACAAGATATCCGTCAGATACTTAAACTGATACAAGAAGGCAAGGCTGAAAAGTGATCGCGGAACTCGCTGCCTTCAATGCCGCCTTTGGTGTTGTTAAAGAGTTTGTAGCGAACGGAAAAGACCTGTCTGATTGCTTTGGTTTGATCGGGCAGATGACAACCGCGAAAGAAGACCTGAAGTTAAAAGCGGACAAAAGAGGCTTTACCAGTGATGCTGAAGAGTTTGCAGCACTTGAACAGATCAAGCAAGCAGAAGATCAGTTAAGAGAATTGATGCAATACTACGGTAGAGCGGGTTTGTGGGATGATTTTGTAAAGTTTCAAGCAGAAGCCAGAAAAGCACGGCTCTTAGAACGTAATGAGAGGATCAGAAAGATCAACCAACGCTGGCAGTATGCAAGTCTTATCGTTGCTGGTTGTCTTGGACTCATAGGTATGTACGCTATCTTCATGGTAGCTAGTGCAATGGCGGGAAGTTTTCATGCTACAAATTCTTGGTAAGATATTAGGTTCAGGTGATGTTGTTCAGAAGGGCTTACAGCTCATTGATGACATGCACACCTCAACCGAAGAAGAAATTCAGGCTAAGTCCAAAGCTAAGACAGACTTACTACAAGCCTACGCCCCGTTTAAAATCGCCCAGCGTTACTTGGCATTGATGTTTTCTGTTACTTTTTTAACAAGTTTTGTTTTAGTTCTAACAATGACTCTGCTCGGCGAAGGTGACATAGACGCAGTAAAGCAAGTTTTGGGTGACTTTTACATTGGCGAGATAATGCTAACGATTGTTTTCTTCTATTTCGGTGGCGGTGCATTTGAAGGCGCAATGAAGAGCCGGGTTAAATGAACTACTTCTCTGATGACGAGCTTCGCTGTAAGTGTGGATGCAATGAGTTAATTTTTGATTCTGCCGTTAGGGTTGCTCTTAATACAATACGGATGGAGTATGGTAAGCCAATGGTAGTGACATCGGGTTATCGATGTCCGAATCATCCGATTGAGATTAAGAAATCTAAGCCCGGCGAGCATACTACTGGTATGTGTGTAGACATAGGATGTTCTGGATTTGATGTGGTGGTGATAACAAACTTAGCAGTAAAGTATGGCGCAACAAGAATAGGCTGGAACCAAAAAGGTAGCGGCAGGTTTGTCCACTTAGGATGGTCAACCGATTATCCTAAAGGAACGTGGACGTACTAGGAGATTTGAATGAGTAAAGGTGGAAGCGGAAGCTCAATGACCCAAGCAGGCGGACAGTCTTCGTTTGGTGGACAGATGCCAATGCAGCAGCAGGGCTACCAGTCTCCGTTTGGTAACCAAAGCTACAGATCTCAACCTAGTCAGCCTGCCTTTAATAATTACTCGTATCAGCAGCCGGGTCAGTTTGGCGGCCAAATAATGAACCAGTCTATGCGCTCACCCGGCAGCAAAGGAGGTTATTCTGCCCCTGTAATGCAGCAACCAATGCGTTCTCCGGGTGGCAAAGGGGGCTATCAGCCACCTATGCGCCAACAAATGCCGTCTCCGGGTGGTAAGGGTAGAAGTTACCAGAGTCAACAAATTCCTTCTGGGTATGGTCAGTCAACATTTAATCCCGGCCAGTTTGGTGGTTACGGTCAGCCATCAAACATGTTTTCTTTTAGTAGTCCTCATTATCAACCATATGTACCTCCAGTATATGAACCGCCACCTCCGCCACCGCCACCATATAGGGGTGACGACCCAAGAGGCTCTGGTGTAACAAGCTCACCGCCGTCTACCGGAAGCAAAGGGGGAACTCAGAGACCTATGCCGGATTATTCTTCATCAGGCGTTACTGGGTATCAGCCATCATTTGGTGCAAAAGGAGGATCTCAGCCATCATTTGGTGGAAAGGGTGGCTATTACCAGAATGCGGAACAGCCACCGCAAGCGGGCGAGACAGTGCAGCAACCTGTTCAACAGCCCCCAGAAGAACGCGTATTCACTCCGCCGCCATTTGGTAACAATCCACCACCGCCTCCTGATTATGGATTTACACCACCGAGAGACGAACCTATATCTGCACCACTGCCTAGTTTTTCGGGCATAAATCAAGATTTCAATGCAGATTTTATCACGAGCATGCCTAAACCGTTTATGCCTCAAACATATGACAGAGCAGAACCAGATTTGTTTATGCCTGAGTTAATACACGATGCTCCAGTCAGCTTTGGAAGTAAATATTCTAAAGCACCTGCTCAACCTGCTGTAGAGCCATCTATCACGCGTGGTAATAATCGTCCAGTAAACCCTTTGCGGTCTGAATTTACGCCACCTACACAGCCACCAGCCCCTGTTAACAACCAAACCCTTACACCTGTAATGCCCAAGCCTACACCGCCCTCTATGGAAGCACCTGTGTTTCCTTCAGTTGGTGGTATAGGTGGTGGTCAACCATTTGGCATTGATTCTTTAATGGGATTATCGGGACTACCCGGGCGGTCAGAAAGCTTTACACCACCAAAAGATCCACTAGCTATTCTTTTGGAGGAACGTGGTTTTCAGATGCCGGAAAAAAATCTTATTGAATCACAGGATCATAGAATGCACGGAATAGATCCAGTAACAGGTCAGATGCGTTTTGGCGGCAGTAGTAACACAGAATACTATAGAAAGTTGGACGAAATGTACGCGCAAAACCCAGAGGCTTTAGAAATTGCAAAGCAGTATCACGCCGATCACGCCGATCAATTAAAAAAGGCAAAAGAAGGCGCACAAGGTGGAATGTTCGATCTTCTAGCTCCAATAAAGCAAATTAATTATTCTCCAAAGCAACCTGTGCCGCAAAGAGATATGAATATGGGTCTGGGAAGCTTTAACAGTCCTATTGGTAGGTTGAGGTAAGACATACAATGCCATTAGCAAAAATTCAGTTTAATCCCGGAGTCAACAAAGATGGCACGGAATACACTGCTGGTGCTGGTTGGTTTGACTCTGATAAGATTCGCTTTAGACAAGGTCGCCCTGAAAAAATAGGTGGCTGGCAAAAATTTAACCTTGATTTTTTTCTAGGGGTTTGCCGTTCGCTTCATGACTGGTCATCTTTAGAATCAATTAACTACATAGGTCTTGGAACAAACCTTAAGTTTTATGTTTCCGAGGGTGCTTCTTTTAATGATGTAACCCCTATACGCTCGACAACATCGGCGGGCGATGTAACGTTTTCTGCAACAGATGGGTCATCGACTATCACTGTATCTGACACAGCGCACGGTGCGGTAGTGGGTGACTTTGTTACTTTTTCTGCTGCGGTAACACTTGGCGGTAACATAACATCTACTGTTTTAAATCAAGAGTATCAGATTGCTTCTGTTCCCACTGTGGACAGCTATACCATTGTGGCAAAAGACACAGATGGGTCAGAGGTTTTTGCAAACTCCAGCGACACAAATAACGGTGGTGCCTCTACGGTTGGTGAATATCAAATCAACACGGGCTTAAATACTTTTGTTGATGGAACCGGCTGGGGTTCTGGTTCATGGGGTTTTGGTACATGGGGTAGTGCATCAGCGGTTTCTGCGGCAGGACAGCTTAGACTATACAGCCAAGATAACTTTGGTGAAGACTTAATTTTTAATCCTCGTGGTGGTGGTATTTACTATTGGGATGAATCAAGCGGAACAGGAACAAGGGCTGTTAATATTACAGATCTTGCTGGCGCTTCAAACGCTCCTACAGTTGCTCTTCAGGTTATGGTGTCCGATACCGACCAGCATGTAATTGCCTTTGGCTCCAACCCTATTGGTTCGTCAAACATAGACCCATTGTTTGTAAGGTTCTCTGATCAGCAGAATGCAGCAGATTGGACTCCAACGGCAACTAACACAGCCGGTGGTGTTAGGATTAACTCTGGCTCTCAGATAATTGGTGCCATTCAGGCAAGACAAGAAATACTAATTTGGACAGATGTTAGCCTGCACTCAATGAGATTTATTGGATCTCCGTTTGTATTTGAATTTACACGGCTAAGTTCAGATGTATCAATGATATCACCCAACGCGGCGGTGAATGCTCGCGGATCGATATACTTTATGGATAGAGGTAACTTCTACGTTTACAACGGCTCGGTTCAGCCACTGCCGTGCCCAGTAAAATCGTACGTTTTCTCAAACCTAAATCAAGATCAAGCCTTTAAGGTTTTTGCTGCAGAAAACAATGCGTTTAATGAGGTCATTTGGTTTTATGCAATTGGAGAAGGAGACACCGAGATCACCAACTATGTATCATATAACTATGCAGAGAATGTGTGGGCAGTTGGTACATTATCTCGGGGCGCATGGCTTGGGTCTGGGACCAAAAAACCTATTGCGACCACAGCATTAAATGGTGGCAACAACTATCTCTACGAGCACGAGGTTGGTTTTGATGATGATGGTAATCCAATGACGGCATACATTGAGTCTGGTGATGTTGAGCTTGGAGATGGTGAATTTTTTATGTACATGAATAGAATTATTCCTGACTTTGCATTTAGCGGTGATACCGGAAGTGCAGAGGCAAATTTAATTATAAAGGGGTCTAACTTCCCATTAGAAACTTTATCTACATTATCAACCTCTACGGTAACGCCAACATCAACGCAGTCTTTTGTTAGGAGTCGCGCTCGTCAAGCGGTGGTTCGCATAGAGAGCAATGGCTCAGGCTATGGCTGGCGGTTAGGTGATTTAAGATTTGAAATGAAACCGGACGGTAGAAGATGACAAGTAGACGTAACACACCAATGCCTCTAGCAAAGCAAGAGTATGAATATGAAAACGAAGCTATCTTCCGGCGGACACTAGAGTTTACCTTTCAGACTTTTGAAAATGATGTTCAGTTAGCAAAAACTCAAGGTGACAAAGATGGCTCTCTAGCAATGCGGCGATTCCAGTTTTTATTAATGGGTGCCTCATGACAGATGCTATCAAAGTTTTAGGTCAGGTAGATGTAGACGCAACAACTACCACAGTTTTATACACCACCCCGAACCTAACTCAGACAACTGTCAGCTCCCTTGTTGTTTGTAACAGAGGTGCAGCTGGTGGAACCTTTAGGGTGAGCATCCATGTTGACAATGAGTCAGCGGATGACAAGCAGTATTTATTTTTTGATGAAGCGCTTGCGGCAAAGACAACAAGAACTGTAGTGATTGGCATCTGCTTAGGGCAGAATGACGTTATTAAAGTTTATGCAAGCTCAACAGACTTTTCGTTTAACCTCTTCGGAGTGGAGACAAGCTAATGATGTACCCAAACCAACAACCGCCAATGCAAGGCATGGCAAATCAAATGGCCCAGCATGGACGTTATGGCGACAGCATGCTGGTGCACATGAATCCAATAGAGGTGCAAGGTCTAGCGTCTTTATCTCCCACGGGTTCTCTTACCGTAAACCCAGTTACGGGACAGCCGGAAGCATTCCTTCCTTTCCTAGCGCCATTGCTAGGTAGTTTCTTGGGGACTACTTTTTTACCGGCAGCAATTCCTGCTCTTGCAGGAAAGGCTGCCTTAACTGGCGCTATAGGGTCTGGTCTTGCTACCGCCGCTGCAACTGGGGACTTGAAACAAGGCATCCTTAGTGGGCTTACAGGTTACGGGCTGGGGAGTGCGCTAGGAGCTGCTGGTGATATGTTAAACCCACAGATTGCCGGGGCGGAGCAGGCTCTTGCAGGCGTTGGCGAGCAGGCAGCAACAGCAGCATCAGATCTTGCTTTATCTGAGGTCGGTTTAAATCAGGCCATAAATCAAGCGTCTCAGACTGGTACGCCTTTTCAGTTAGCGTCAAAAACTCCAATTGGTGAAGCATTTAGTCCGGTTGCTCAACCAATCGCACCCAGTAAGATTGTTAAACTAAGCGACTTTAGCGCAACCCCTCAGATGAGTCCAGCATTGACCCAAGCTCAAAGTTTGGCTGAAACAGCTGGACGAACAGTATCTCAGCAGCAAGCCGGACTTGCCAGCTTGCAAGGCCAACAGACCGCACTGCAAAGTCAAATTGACACAGCTCGACAAGCAATGACTCCGATGGATAGATTGACTGCACCATTCAAGCAGCCCGGCGCTTTTGGATCTGCAATGATGTCTCCCGGCACTCTCGTTCCAATAGCATTGGGTGAGGGCAAAAGAGAAGAGCTTCGCATGCAAGATGAGATGGACTCTCTTGGTCGGCAAGAAAAAAGAAAAAGACAAGAAGATTTAGAGCGGAGTCGCCAGCAAATGTTTGGGGGCTTTGGTCAAGTGAGCAAAGATTACAATTACTCAGGATATGAAGTTCCGATAAGTTATGCCAGAGCGGGCGGAATCACATCTGTTAACCCTCAAAATTACATGCAAAATCTGCAAGGTCTTCAGCGATTAGCTCGCGGTGGAGAGGTAAGTTATAGCCCAGTAATCAATCCTGTTGGAGCGGCCCAAAGACAGGCTAACATTCGTGGGTCTGAAGTCATATCTCCAGCAGAACTGCAAGGCTATAGACCCGGATTCAGCCCAGAGATTCAATACTTTAAGCGACCAGAAACAGCTGGCGCTCCTCAAGCTGGACAAAGTACAGGTCAGTTAAGTGAAAACCAGCAGCAGGCAATTAACATGGCCTTGTCTGGCAAGGGCGGTATGGGATTTGGTGGCCCTAACTTTAATGCAATGTCTTACAACTATGGAGCAAACGATCCGCTTAGTGGGATAAACGCAGGCTCTGCATTTACCGCAGCGGGTATGGGTCAGCAGGGCATAGCCGATCTAAGCAGAAGACGATCATCAAATCCTCGAGGAGATGCTTACTCTAGATACACCCAGCAAATGCAAGAGGGTGGCGAGGTAGCTGTTGATGTTGCGATGCAAGAACAAATGCCAGATGAGTCTATGGCGGAAACAAGTGACGCAAACGGAGGTCGCTTAATTGAGCTGGCGGCTCTTGCATTGCTTGGTCGTTTACCTGAAGAAGAGTCGAAGATTGTTATTGAGCAGTTTGTTATGGAGTTTGGAGAGGAAGCCCTCCAGATGTTACGAGACAGGGTGTTAACAGATATGTCCCCTAACGCTCAAACTGAGGGTAAAATAGAGGGCAACGGCAAGGGCATGGATGATATGGTTCCCGGAATGATAGGCGATCAGCAGCCAGTAGCTGTAAGCCCGGGCGAGTTTATTGTTCCAGCTGATGTTGTGTCAGGTCTTGGTGATGGTGACACAGATGCTGGAGCCAATGAGCTTGAGAGAATGATGGAAAAGGTTCGTCAAGAAAGAACCGGAACAGATCAGCAACCTCAACCACTTAATACTCAAAGGGTAATGCCAGCATGAGTCAGCCAGCAAGAAAAGAAAACGTAGCTAGAATTAGAGACATCTCTAAAGAGCCAAGGGTTAAGCCTAAGTCTGCAAAAGGCAACCCAACACACACCATTGCCCTTGTTCCAGCTAACTTTATTAACTCTCTGTGGCCCGATGTTCGAGAAGAGCTTATGCGAGCAGTGGACAGGTCGCATGGCAGGTGGACTATCGAGGCATTGTTTTCTTGTATTGCTAATGGACAGCAACATTTGTGGGTAGCATTTGATGCCGACAAAAATATTGATGGTGTAGGAACAACTGAGATTGTTGCATACCCCGGCAAGAGAATGCTTGCTGTTCAGTTTTTAGGTGGCAAGAATTTTAATGACTGGGTCTGGGATATGCTTGAAAAATTTAACGACTGGGGAAGAGACAACCGCTGCCACGGCATAGAGGCTACAGCAAGAATGGGCTTCTGGGAATGGCTTAAGCAGGACGACTTCCAAAGATCGTATGTCGTTTATGAGAAGAGGATTGACTAATGGGTGGCAAAAGTAGTGGTGGCGGCGGAACACAGCAGGTAGAACAGACAACCAGTAATCTACCAGAATACGCTCGCCCGTATTTTGAAGAGCTGCTAGGAAGAACAGCATATGAGTCTACCAGACCCTATGAGGCATACCCCGGCCAGCGTATAGCTGACTTTACTCCGTATGAACAGATGGGCATGCGGGGTATGTATGACATGGCAGCTCAGGGAGCGCCAGCGCAAGTCGGTATGGCATCAGATATTGCGGCACAGATTGGTTATCAGCCATCTAATATGGGAATGCAGATAGCCTCTGGGTTTCAGCCACAGCAGGTGCAATCATATTATACCCCGGGTCAATTTCAAACAGGATTCCAAGCTGGGCAGATATCTCCTCAGTACCAAGCAAATCAGTATTACTCACAGATAGGCGGAAGACAGTTTGATCCCGGTTACACTGCAGCCCCAACACAAACCGTTGGAGATCTTGGCTCTGACTACATGTCTCAGTATCGATCACAGCTTGCAGCTCCATCGTATCAAGCGGGCGACCTTCAGCAAGGGTATACTCCAGATCAGCTTGGCATGTCATACCGTGGCACAGAGTTCACACCCGGATATCAAGCTGGTGCAAGAGACTCTCAGTTTCAAATGGGCGATTACGCATCTGGGTATCAAGCTGGACAGTTTGATCCCGGCTATGCGGCAAGAGACATATCATCTTCTTATTCACCGGACGTAATTAGCTCTGAGTATCAAGCTGGTCGCTTTGACCCCGGCTACGCGGCAGGAGATATAAGTCAGGGATACACAGCTGGTAACATTGAGTCTGGCTACAGAGCTGGACAGTTTGACCCGGGTTATGTTGCAAGAGAGCTTGGACAAGACTATACAGCTAGAGATCTAGAGAGCCAGTTCCAAGCCGGAACTTTAGCTGATGCAGAAACATTGCAGCAATACATGAACCCATATCAGCAATTAGTCACTGATGTTCAAAAGAGAGAAGCGCAAAAACAATCTGACATTATGGGCGGACAAATAGAGCAGCAAGCAACCCAAGCTGGTGGTCTTGGTGGCTATAGAGAAGCCATTATGCAGGCAGAACGTCAGCGTAATCTTGGCCAGCAGCTGCAAGACATACAGGCTACTGGAGATACGGCGGCTTACCAGCAGGCACTTCAAGCATTCGAGCAGGATCGTGCAGCAAGGGGACAAGAAGAGCAGTTTCGACAGCAAGCCTTTGGTACAACAGAAGAGGCTCGTCAGGCGCAACAGCGCATGGCTATCGATTCGTTCCAAGCTGGCGAGCAGGCTCGTCAACAGGCAGCATCTTTTGGCATGACCGCACAACAGCAAGAAGATGCGGCAAGGCAAGCTCAAGAACAATTCATGCAGTCTGCTTTTGGTCAGACACAACAAGCCCGTCAACAACAACAAACACTTGAAGTTCAAACATTCCAAGCTGGAGAGCAAGCTCGTCAACAAGCTGCTGCAATGGGTCTTGATGCGCGAGGTCAAGAAGAAGCAGCCCGTCAAGCTCAAGAACAGTTTAGGCAGTCTGCTTATAGTCAAAGTCAGCAGGCCTTACAACAAGGGCAGGCACTTGAAATTGATACCTTCCAAGCTGGAGAGCAAGCAAGACAGCAAGCTGCTGCTTTAGGTTTGGACGCTCAAGGACAGGAAGAGGCGGCTCGGCAGGCACAAGAGCAATTCCAACAACAAGCATACAGTCAGACATTGCAAGCAAGAACAACCCAAGAGCAATTTGGTCAGGGCGCGTTTGAGTTTGGCGAGCAGATGAAACAATTTGCTGCCAACATGGGTATGGATGCACAGCAGGCAACAGATGCCTCTCGTCAGGCACAAGAGCAGTTCATGCAGACCTCTTACCAGATGAACCAAGCCAGCCAGCAGGCAGCGCAAGAGCTTAACGCTCAGGCATACAATGCTCGTGAGCAGGCAAGACAGGAGGCATCTCGTCAGGGGCTTAGTGCAGCAGAAGCAAACAACAGAGCGATGCAGGCAGAAGAGCAGTTCCGGCAATCTTCTGACGCTCAGAACCTAGAGCGAAACTATCAGCAACAAGTTATCCAGCAGAACGCGTTCCAGTTTGGGGAGCAAGCAAGACAAAGGGCGGCTGAGTTAGGGCTTTCTGCTCAAGAGCAGGAGCAGAGGGCTGCAGAGGCATCGGAGCAGTTTAGACAGTCAGCGTTCCAGTCTAATGAAAGCGCTCGCCAACAGCAGGAACAGTTACGCAATCAGACTTTCCAGATCCAAGAGCAAGCCAGACAGGAAGCATTAAGGATTGGACTTGATGAACGACAAGCAGAAGAGCTTGCTCGACAAAGAGCCAATGAGTTTGTAATGCAGTCGCAACAGTTTAATGTTGGCACCGCACAGGATCAGGCTCGGCTAATGCTTGAAGGCTTTGGCATGGATCAGGCGACCAGAGGTCAGCAGCTTGATTCAGCTAGACTGCTTGGACAGCTTGGTGGTCAAGAACAGCAGATGGCTATTGACCGATTGCTTAACTTACAGGCTGCTGGTCAGATACAGCGAGATATGAGTCAGCGCGGCATGGATATGGGCTACGAGGATTTCTTGCGACAGCAAGCATTCCCAAGAGAGCAGCTTGGCTTCTTTAGCCAGATGCTTCGCGGCCTGCCAATCACTCCCGGGCAAACAACAACATCATTCGGAGCATCACCTAGCGCATATCAACAAGCACTTGGCGCTGGCATAGGTGGTGTGGGATTATATAGAGCATTAGGACAGGGTGGCTAATGAACATATTAGAAATTGAAGACATCATTAAAGGGTTGCCCGATCAGGCTTTGGTGCAAGAAGCTCAGGCACCGTCTGGACAGATGCCACAATTCCTTGTTGTTTCTGAGATACAACGCAGAGCTGATATGCGTAAGCGGTTCCAGAATCAACAGCAAGAGATGCCACAGGGAACCATTGCCGATCAAATACTTCAAGGTGGCATTGCGGCTATGGGGAATCGGCAGCCGATACAGTCTATGCCACCACAAGGTATGCCCCCACAGGGAATGCCTCCTATGCCACCACAGGGAATACCACAAGGAATGCCACAGCAGGGAATGCCCATGCAGCAGCAACCCCCTATGCCACCCCCTATGTCACCCCCTATGTCACCCCCTATGATGCCTCCTGCTCAAGGAATGGCGGCTGGTGGTGTAGTTAGAATGCAGAAGGGTGAGTTAGTGCCGTATACAGGTGGGACTGAAAGACCGGAACTTAGAACCGGGGCTTCATACATATATAGAGATTCAATTTTTAATCCAGAAGCATACGAACCTATAGATCCCGTACAGCGCTTGCAAGAGCGAAAAGCCGCACTAGCGCCTAGAGATAAGCAAGCTAAAGAAATTATAGCGCAAGACGAGCAGCAACGCCAAGAAAGGTTGGACGCGTTTACTAGAAACTTGCTTGTTGATAACCGTCTTGACTCGCAGATAAAAAATCGACCTGACGCAGTACTGGGTGGTCTTAGTGTTGAATTTAATCCACAAAATGCGACAGATAGTCAGGGTAGTGCAATGGGGCTACAAACAACTTCACCTTCGAAGGGCGGCTATGCATCACAGACTGATGGCGAAAGGCTTGTAGAAAACTCTATAGATCAAGACCCAAAAGATTTAGCCCCAATAATTGGCTTGGCATTAAACGCTAAAACTCCAGAAGATAAAGTTGCCGAGGACACGATGAAGCGTCCGCAAGGCCCAGATTATAGTGCCGCTAAATCAATATTAGATGAGCTTCAAGCGGTCGATTACTCTGCGTTTAAGCCAGACTATGCCGGGCTGATCACAGAGCAAGAGCGCCGCGCACAGAAGATCAGAGACGATGCATCTAAGGACGCTTCGGCTCAAGCGTTGATTCAGCTTGGTGCCGGACTGGCGGCTGGCGATATCTCTAAAGGACTATCTGCGGCAGGTCAATCTGTGGCAGACATCAAGCGTCAGGCTAGAGCTGAAGCAAGAGAAGAAGAAGGCCTTGCAAGAAAGCTACAACTGGCTCAAGACGAAGCTGGGATGCAGCTTGGACTCAAGCAGGCTGAAGCTGAAAGATCGATTCAGTTACAACGAGCTGGCATGGCTCAAGATGAAGCCAATGCTCAAGCCAAGTCAGAGGTTGGAGCCTATGAGTTTGAGAAGACCTTTGGCTTAAGCGAGAACAAACTGCTTGCAGACATTATGACTGAGCTTGGCAGATCAGAGAGAGCGTCATTAAGTGCTGCTATTGAGCAGTGGAAATCACTGTCTGACGCTATGACTGAAGAAGATGTGGCCACTAGAAATGCTCTTAAATCTCAAATAAACTCTATACTTGGCTCTCTCGAACAGAGCCGGGGTCAATTAAGAAGTCAATTTAATATTGATAGTGCAGCAGCTCCCACACCACCGGGATCAGGCGGATTTAGTTTAGTCAGCACAAGACCGAGTCAGTAATTATGCCTACAATTTATGAGGTCCAAGCACCGGATGGGCGCATTTTAGAAATAGAAGGCCCAGATGATGCTTCGCAAGAGCAGATCATGCTTGCGGCACAGGAGATTTATTCTGGACTGCCAGAGCGGTCAGTGGAAGCCGAAGCTGTAGAGCAACCAGAAGAGAAACCTTTTGGTGTTGCGGAGTACGCACAGGCACCCCTTGAGTTTGGCAAGGCTGTCACTCGTGGGCTTGGTGGCGCTCTCTTATCTTCTGCCGCTGGTCTTGCTGAGTTAGCAGACATTGCCACAGACAGATTGGGCTTTGAAGATCTTATAGATAGCGGTCAAGACAATGAGCTTATACGTCTTGCCGATGCTGGACAGGAAGCGCTTCAAGAAACTCTAGGCGCATCAGAGCCTTACAGAGACCTATGGTTTACCAAGTTTGGCGAAGGCGTTGGATCGATAGGATCATTCTTTTTGCCCACTGGTATTCTTGGTGCGGCTGGAAGGGCAGCAGGCTTGGCTGCAAAAACAACAACAGGCTTGCAGACAGCTGGTGCTATTACAGCTGGTGGCGGCATGATGGTAGATGATTCGGTTAATAGGGTTGCCGATGCAAGACTTAGAGGTATTGAAGTAACAAAAGACCAAGAGGATGCAGCTGCTGCTCTTAGTTTTTTGGTTGGTGGACTAGAGGCATTTACACCATTACAAGTTCTTAAAAAAATCAGAGGCCTAAAAGACCCAGAGCTGG